AAAAGTTTTATAATTTTAAGCAGAAAAGGTCGCCGGATGGTGACCTTTTTTATGGGAAAAATATGGCCCTATCAACCTCGATCAAAGGACGTAAAGGCGGTAGCGCATCTGCACGTGCACCCGTTGAACAACCTGATGATCTTCAGTCTGTCGCTAAAGCAAAAATCCTTATCGCGCTTGGGGAGGGTGAGCTGGCCGGGGGGCTTACCGATCAGACCATTTTTCTTGATGGCACTCCGTTAAAAAACAGCGACGGGTCCAGCAATTTCAGCGGGGTCTCGTGGGAGTTCAGGCCCGGAACGCAGGCGCAAACCTACATACAAGGTATGCCGGGTTCTGAGAATGAAATCAGCGTGGGCAGCGAGATAAAAAGTGATGCCGCCTGGTCGCATACGTATACGCAAACCCAACTATCGGCTATCCGCCTGCGCCTGAAATGGCCGTCACTGTTTAAGCAGGAAGATAACGGTGATCTGGTCGGTTACTCCATTAATTATGCGATTGAACTGCAGACGAATGGAGGCACGTTTGTCACGGTCATCAACACCGCGGTAACCGGCAAAACCACGTCAGGCTATGAACGCAGTCACCGCATTGATTTACCCCAGGATGGCAGCGTCTGGACAGTGCGTCTGCGCAAGTTAACTGACGATGCGCACAACGCCAAAATCGGCGACAAAATGACGCTCGAAAGCTACACGGAAGTGATTGATGCAAAGTTTTGCTATCCGCATACCGCGCTACTCTACATCGAGTTTGATTCCAGTCAGTTTAACGGCTCCCTGCCACAAATTTCCTGTCAGCCGGCTGGTCGTATTATCCGGGTTCCTTCGAACTACGATGCGAATAATCGTACCTGCACCGGTATATGGGATGGAACATTTAAATGGTCATGGAGTAATAACCCCGCCTGGATTTACTACGACATCGTTATCAGTAACCGGTTTGGTCTGGGGGACCGGCTGACTCCGGCAAATGTCGATAAGTGGGAACTCTACCGGGTTGCACAGTACTGCGATGAACTGATACCGGATGGTAAAGGCGGCAACGGCAGAGAGCCGCGTCACCTTTGCGATGTCTATGTACAGGATCGCAATGAGGCCTTTACCGTACTGCGAGATTTTGCGGCGATTTTCAGGGGGATGACCTACTGGGGAGCCAATCAGCTGGTGACGATGGCTGATATGCCGCGTGATATTGATTATCTCTATACCCGTGCGAATGTTATCGATGGTCTGTTCACTTACTCCAGTAGTACAACGAAAACCCGTTACACCACAGCGCTAGTTTCCTGGACGGATCCGGAGAACGGTTTTTCCAGCGCCATGGAACCGGTATTTGAACAGGAATTGGTGGGACGCTTTGGGTTTAATCAGCTGGAAATAACAGCTATCGGATGTAATCGCCAGTCTGAGGCAAATCGTGCCGGACGCTGGGGCATCCTGACCAATAACAAGGACCGTGTCGTAGCCTTTGATGTCGGGCTGGATGGAAATATTCCACAGCCGGGTTACATCATTGCGATTGCGGACGAACTGCTTTCCGGGAAAGTGACGGGAGGGCGTGTTGCTTCTGTAAATGGCAGGGCACTGACGCTTGACCGTGTTCCGGATGCCGTCGCCGGGGACCGTATTCAGATCAACCTGCCCGGTGGCGCGGCACAGACCAGAACAATACATGATGTCAACGGAAGCACTGTCACTGTAACCACATCCTTTAGCGAAACGCCCCAGGCTGAGTGCGTCTGGGTAGTGGAATCGGATGAACTTTTCCTGCAGCAGTATCGTGTCACTGGAGTTAAAGATAACAGCGATAACACGTTCACCATTACCGGGCTGGCTCACGACCCTGATAAATTCTCCCGTATTGATACCGGTGCAGTTATTGATGAAAGGCCCATCAGTACGGTGCCTGCAGGCAGTCAGCTGCCACCGGCAGGAATCATCATTGAGGCTTATTCCGTCGTGAGTCAGGGGATTAGCGTTCAGACAATGCGTGCATCGTGGCCTTCAACGAAAAACGCCATTTCCTACGAGGCGCAATGGCGTCGGAATGAGGGTAACTGGATCAATGTTGCCCGTAGCTCCACTACCTCTATTGAAGTGCCTGGCATTTATGCGGGCCGCTATGTTGTCCGAGTTCGTGCCATCAATGCAGCAGAGATTTCCAGTGGCTGGGGCTATTCCGATGAGCAAACACTGACCGGGAAGACAGGTAATCCGCCGAAACCGGTTGGGCTTTCTGCTACCGGGATTAACTGGGGTATCCGAATTAACTGGGGATTTCCGGCCAATACCGGCGACACGTTGAAGACCGAAATTCAGTACACCGCTAATGATGATTTTTCCAGTCCGTTGCTGCTCAGCGACATCCCTTACCCGTCATCAGAATACACTCAACTGGGTCTGAGAGCGGGGCAGGTGTTCTGGTATCGGGCGCAGCTGGTAGACAAAACAGGGAACGAATCGGGTTACACGGACTGGATCAGGGGAACGGCAAACGATAATGCAGACGACTATCTGAATGACCTGGCCAGCGATTTTCTGACGTCAAAAGACGGCGAACGCTTGTCTGGCGATATTCAGACCAATATCGAGGCCATATTACAAAACGCGCTGAATCTGGATTCAAGCATCAGCCATCAGTTCCGGCAGGTCGGCGAGGTTCGTGCCGATGTGATCGTGGTGAAAACCACGGTGGCTGAGGTGAACAATGCGCTGGCAGAGATGGCTACTCAGGTACAGGCCCAGATTGGCAATGTGACATCAGTACTGGAGGATAAGTTAACTGCTGTGGTCGATAGCGATGGTGCTTCGGCGGTGTATACCTTAAAAACCGGGGTCCGCATCAACGGTGTCACGTATAACGCGGGGATGTCTGTCGCGGTGCTGGCAGAACCCGGTAAACCGATAGTCACGCGCATTGGTTTCAACGCGAATCAGTTTGTACTGATGTCCGGCAGCGGAGAGATCCAGTATTCCCCATTTGCCGTCGTCAACGGCCAGGTGTTCATCAGTAACGCGTTTATACAGGATGGCACGATTACTTCCGCAAAAATTGCTGATGCCGCGATTACTAATGCGAAAATTTCCGGCGACATCCAGTCAGACGGATACAGTTCAACTAATGGATGGCAGATTAGCAAGTCACGAAACACGATGACGTTTAATTCTGCGTCTACCGGCGTTTTCATTAACGCGACGGGCTTCGGTTACCAGGAAAATGGCGTAGTGTTATGCAAAATGGGGAAAAAACCCTGATGAGGTGAAAATGTCTGACGTAGGGTTCTGGTGTACCGCAGACCGCGGGAAAACCTATTTTAACCTGAATTCTGGCGGAGTCAGGGCCATTACCTTTCTCCGCAGAATAAAGACTGATCCGGTAGACAGCAAAACGGTGAGTGTCACGATCACTGAAAAAGATGCGAAGGGAACCTTGTTTGTGGTGCCGGTTGTTGCATCACTGGCGCACTGGATAGCAAATGCTAATGCGGTATCATTCATATCGACCAGCAGCATCAATATTTCAGGCAACGTGGTCACCATTAACTTCACATCTAAATACAAAAATGAGTCAGGTCCTGTAGATGGTGGTGATGGCTATTACTATTACGACGTCTATCAGAGTATCGACTCGGGTGATTCCAACGGTCTTTATCTCCATGATGGCTCGGGTTTCTCCGCAATTACAGATGTTCTGCGCGCCGGATACTGCGTCTATAAAGCAACAGTAACAATACAGAGTGGGGGAACCTGGGCGATTCCGGGCAATATCCCCGCGCGGAGCAATGCGACCGTTTTTGCAAACTGGGACAGCAGTAGTGCTGTTGTGGTTTATAACAACATGAACAAATCGCTTAAAGTCACCGGTGGAAAAGTGGTACTGAATGTAGCCGTTTTCTCCAATGGCTTCCCCCTGTCTATGCTGGGTGCAGGGTTTTATATTTTCAATAAACAGTCACGACAATGTGTATACAACTCGAATTATACCCCGTTATTTTTAAAGAAAACGATTCAGTTTAATGGAAAATCTGTAAACACAGGTGTGGTGAAACCCATGGTAGCGATTGGCTCAATGGGAATGGGGGGAGACAAGGATGGAGATAATTATCAGCTCTTCAATAAAGGTCTTAAAATGTCCGGATCGATAATTTCAACTGGGAGGGGAGAAAACACACAGTATGTGTATACACAGGGGTTCCGGATATCTGTGCCGGACACATCATTCCCTCTGATTGTTTGTGACGGGGCACAGTATTTTGATTGAGGATTAAGGTTATGGCAGCCGGTACTGTTGAGCTCAAAACAGGTTCTAAAACGATTTCAGGCACAGGGACAACGTTTACTGCCGAACTAAATGAAAATGATTTTATCGTGGTAATTGTTGGCGGTGTCACTTATACGCTGGGTGTAGCTGTTGTTGTTTCTGACACGTCACTGACTATTAATGTTGAGTATGATGGACCTGCGGCAACAGGGTTAGCGTGGACACCGATACCCGCTCAGACGCTGGTCGGGATTACGGCCCAGATTGCTGCTGATACAGCCAGAGCCATTCGCGCCCTTAACTATGACAAGGCAAACTGGCAGCAGATATTCAGTTCAACCAGCAATAATATTACTGTCAGCATGCCGGATGGGAGCGTTTATAACGGACCATCATGGAACAATATCACCCAATTACTGAATAAAAAGGCCTCCGCCGGTGAAAACAGTGATATTACAGAGCTGAAAAACCTGAAAGCTCCTCTTACCCTGGAACAGGGTGGGACGGGGGCGACAACACCGGGCGGGGCGAGGGAAACCCTTGAGCTGGGCACCGGGGCAGTGCGCGATATTACGACTTCAAATGATGACTATACAGTTGGTCGTATGATTTGCGTAGGTAATTATGGATTAGGGGCAGCCGGACCATCAATATCCTTAAATGACACTGACATGCTTACCTGGATGAGGACAGCCGGTTCCGGTTTTTATCGAAATAATACAACAACTGTACATAACCTGGCATATTCAGCCGGGATATTGGGACGTTCAGCCGACACGTTCTTTTTCCTCAGTGCATCCTTTGGAGGCAATGGTATTCGCGTTGCAACCGGCAATGGAAATTCAAACTATATATATGAATTATGGACTTCAAAAAATACGACAGTTGATACCAATAATTTTCTGAAAAAAGCGTCACCTATCGTACGGCTGACAAATGATGCCCGTTGCATGCAACCGGATTTCGCCGTAGAAGGCAGACACACGATTACTGGACTTGTATCGGCAAATGAAGAGGCTGAGGGTGTCAGCGCAGTGAAAGTCAGCAGCGGAGTGTACCGTATCACAGGTGCGCAGGGACTGGCGGATGAAGGCTGGACCGTCGAAGTGCCGCAGGATATGAACGGTAACCGGTTGTGCTACGTCGAGCTCGCTGAAGCGGAAGACGGTATTACTGTTTCAGTATTTAAACGTAAGTTTGATACCAGAACCGCAGCAATCGTGGCCGGGGAACCCATGGATATCCCCGCCGGAAGATGGATTGATTTGCGGCTACAGATGCCCGCGGACTCAGCATGGAACAAGCGCGCACTGCATCAGGAGAGCATTGTCGCTACCAACCTGACGAAAACTGAATGGCTTCGCTAAATCCATGAACTTAACGTGGCATTGATCTGTTTGACCGATCAATTATGCCAAATTGATCTGTGAAAACGATTATATTTTGTTCAATGATTGTTGCACCATTGATCTCAAGGAGGTGGTGCAATGAAAAAGGACTATAGTCTCAGTCTTGGTGCCAGTCTGTTTTGCTTCTGTCTTTCAGGCGTGGGTATGCTTACTGTGATTGGCCTGTACAGGCTTGTCAGAGACCTTCCTTTGTGGTGAAAGCCGCTCAATTTAGTGCTAATGCCAGGTTCATACGTTAAACATATAAAAGCAAAAGTGATCACGCAGCCCGGAAGGGCTGCTTTTTTTGGCCGTTACTCAGCACATAAGGGACAGGGTTTTCAGGTATTCGTGGTATTAGAGAACTATTGTAACTTTATTAGCAAACGTGAGATTCTCAACCTATCAATACCAGTGGCTTTTGAAGCGCGATGTCGAATGTTTATTTTAACATTTTCTATCCAAACGTCTTCATCTTTCAAATCGTCTTTTAATGCCCCCGAGCTATAGCGATCTACTAATGCGATTCGTACTTTATGCCAGTATTTTATTTCAATACTAAGCCACATATCAACAAACTCATACGCCTTAAAACCTGAAAGAATGCTTGTGTATCCAAAATCATTAGACTCGATCTTTCGAGTTCTAGATATTTGATTGCAAAATAATGAGGTGTTTTCTTTAAGATTTTTAGTTAGCTCAGATAAATACAATGGATACTTTTTCTTTAAAGCTATTCTTTCTTGTTTATCAAGTTCCGCACTTATTTTTACTGAGTAGTCTCTGTACGAGCTTTCGATCCAAAAACCATAACCATGTGCTGAGTCATTAAATGAACTCCGTTTATTATAAAGTTCTGCAGGAGGGAGTTTATTAGCTCTCTGTAGTCTTTTAATATAATTTATGAAGTAATCATAAACTTCTTCAAGGTTTTTATTTATATGATTATATTTAGATAACATGAATAGGAGGTTAATTGAATGTAGAATATCTCCCCTGTTAGTTATATCTAATTTTTTAAATCCATCATAGATTTCTTGTAAAGCTTGATTTACTGTACTTGTGTCAATTGAGTCAAAGTTTATTATTGTAAGCCATGGCGATTTTCTTTCTTGACTTGTAAAGTGCCGACTGTCATTAAGACTACATTCAATATTTTCTTTATTATAATATCCATTTACAATGGTTTCAATCAGCACTTGGTTTGATAATAAGTCACTGTCCATAGATAGCGTAATTCCATTTTTCTCATAGGTTTTTTTTATTTCCTCAAGACTTCCTTTTTCTTCACTTTCTTTTAATAAATAGAAATAGTTTGAGTTTCTAGATTCGAGAATGTCTTCGGTTAGAGTTCCCAGTCTATGGTTTATATTTAAAGCTGTAAATAAAGTAAATAGTTCAGATAGCAGATCCTTATCATTAAGTAGTTTTAGAGGGACAAACTTAAGTAATCTTAAACAATCATTTATCGTGTAATATAGAATCCTTAGTGATTTACATTCCGATGCTATAAAAGAATCATATACTATTTTTTTTATGGGTTCAAATGCGCGGGGTGCATTACTGCTCTCTACGAAATTATCGAATGCATTTTTTGTGTCGGGGTAAATTTTTATTACTTGTCCGAAAACCTTTTCTCTTCTGTCAATTAGTTTTTTATTTAATTTTTTATCGTGAGCAATTACAATAACTTTGCATTTGTGATGTTCAACATACTTATTTATTGCACCAAATAAATCATTCAGATTTATTGTGCATCGCTCTAAGTCGTCAAGAATTATTACTTTTGAATTGTCGACTTCTTCTTTTATCAAAGCATTTGCTATGTTTCCAATTAAGG